TGACCCTATTGCTTCTTTTTCATGGCAAACACCTACACCTGGAAAGTCGGTCAATGCGATCGCACTTTGGCTGATGGCGTAATTTCAACGCTCCACTACGCCGTCACAGCACAAACTGAAGACGGTGTTTACTCTGCTGGAGCGTATGGCTCAGTCGGCCTTGAAGCACCTGACGCTGACGACATGATCGCCTATGACGACGTGACTGAAGCGCAGGCTATTTCTTGGGTGCAAACTGCCATTGGCGGTGAAGAGAAAGTGGCCGAAATTCATGCTGCTCTTGACAATCAACTCACAGAAAAGCGCACGCCAACAACAGGCGCTGGTTTGCCCTGGGCCGCCTGATGCAAAGACCTGATCCAATGATCCCCTGCAAGCCAAATGCAGAGGATTTAACTGCAATGCGAAATCGAGTGGAATGGATGGAGATGCTCTTCATGCTGGAAGGGCGGGACAAGCCAGACCATCCAAGGCGGGGCCTTTTTACGGGCTTGCATAAGAAGCACTTCTCAACGTTCCCTGGAACGGATGAGAATTAAGGAACAGATTCAAAACTGTCCATTGACTGGGCTAGCTAATCTGGCTCAAGAAAACTCACCCCCTTCTAAAAATGATCAAGTCTCTTGTTTTTGGTGCAGCCGCTGGCGCACTTGCCTTGGCCCCCCTCTCTGCAACCGCAGGACCGTATCTCAATCCTGAGTTCAACGGCGCAACTGTTGGCGACGACTATTTGGGTGGTGCGCTAAATCTGGATGTTGGCTACGAAGGCGGCCAAGGCGCTTATTCGTACTTCATTCAGGGCGGCCCTGCCATCATCATGCCTAACGGTTCAGAAAACGAAGTTGAGTTTGCCGGTAAATTCGGGGGCTCGGTCGCTGTTGCTGAAACGGTTTCGATATATGGAGAGCTTAGCGGCGTAACTGGCGACGACTTTAGCTGGGGTTCAAAGCTTGGCCTGAAGTACGGTTTCTGAGCTAGTCTTTAACAGAGCAACTGCAACCTTCCCTGGTCTCACACAGCAGGGGAGGTTTTTTCTTTGGGATTTTATTGTGCAACGCTTTTTCAATCTGGCCGGAGCCCTTGGGTTCTTGATGTCTGGAACGATGCTTGCTGGAACGTTGGTGCTTTACACGCGCATCCCATCGCTGACAAAGTATTACATGAGCGAGCTAAAGCTAGAGCTGACAAAGCTAGTGACTGACATGGTTCCAGCGGTTGATGACGTTATGCCTGAGTTGCCATCAGCTACAGGCTTGCCAGTCCCAGGCAGTGTTAAGTCGCCATTCTGATTAGGTGCCAAGCATCCCAGAAATTGGTGTCAACCAGGTTGGGGTAAAGCCAATTGGCGTTCAAGAAATACAAGCCTGGCGTAGCCTCCCGCCACAAAGCATCCCGTCTGCCCCACCAATAACGTCAATTCCTGGATTCGGATTTCCCGTTGCTGACGTTCCTGGCTGCGTAGAGACCAGATCAGTACAGCCTGGGAATGAAAGCGCATACACAAATGACCCTCGGGGAAATGTGGTTTTGTGCCGCGCTGAAATGCCTTCGTTTAATGCGCTTGATTTCACTCCAGGCACGTTGACTTATACGCGAGCCAAACAACCAGTCATCAACCCAAAAGAAAAACCGGCTGCCTCGAAACAACCGGCTCGGTCCCCTTCACCGGCGGCGTCCAACCCAACCGGCATTCCAAATGTAGACACAGAACTGCCATGCCCGCCACTGGATGCCAGGCCCATCGGAACTAAAAATAAACAGCAGACTGCAGTGATTATTGGCTATGAACGGATCAATGGAGAATGCAAAGCACAGCTCGACCCGTTGGACATACCAACGATTGTCGGCCTTTGGGCTCCTTCTGCGCCTGCTGCTTTTACGACTGCGGGGGTTGCCGCGATAGGCGTTACAAGTGCCATCCTCGCTAAACCATTAGGCGACATTCTGTTGAAAGCTGTCAAACCCATCGTCAAAAAGACAATCAAGAAAATTAAGGAGAAGCTGGGGAAGAAAGTTGTTGTTGAGTCGGCTTGGCAGCGTCGGAAGTTTCAGCGTTCGTTAAAGAAGTAGGTATTGAATGGATGTGGGGCGGCAAGACGCCAGGTGGATTAATCAAAACAACATCTGCACATATTGCTGCATACGGACTAGAAGGGTTAAAAATTACGCCTTGTTTCATAAGTTCTGAGCAATTTTTTAATCTTGCAATCTCGTAATTTAATCTACGGTCAGCCAACGTTGCCTCCATAATTTGTATTTGTTTTTCTGCAGCTTTACGGCAAGATCTTACGTGATGACGATCAAGTGGAATAGAGATTGTGGCAGTAATTCCAGCGTTAATAGATGTATTTTGTTTCTGCCCAGTTCTTACTGGTTTTGTGTACAATACGTTGCCTGGGTTGTCAGGAATACCGTCTGGCTGAGGATTACCTTCAGGATCAAAGGCTCCCACTAAATCTAAAGTATCGTACACATTTTCGTCGTAATATTTCTCATAAGGGCTAGCCCAACCTGTCTGCCCATTAATAAAAGGGCTAATGTTTAAAGTAGTACCTTGGCAGCTAATTCCTGATCCATAAGTATTTGTAAATTGCCTTCCAGGTACATTTTGAATGGCCATATTTGTCACTGAGCCGCTACTATTCGCGACCGGAGCTGCAGTACCACTTACCTGAGCATTTACAGGCCCGGCAATAAACAAAAGAACCGCCAAAGCACGCTTCATTACTGCGTAAACACAGAAGTTGTCTCAGTTAAAGACTCTACGTCTGTTTCCCTGTTGATCAATGTGTGATTTGTAAGTCCTGGGCCGTTAAGTGTCTCGGTCATTTGAAACGCAGCCCCTGGTGTCACGATATTCCAAACAGGCTTGGTGGATGGGTCCAGGCCGGTCCAACGACTTGCCACACCGTTAATGCTGTTAGTCGTTGTAGTTAAGCCTGCCGGAGAGACTGCGCCACCAACAGGTGCAATGTTGGTCCCGGTTACAGACCACTCCCAACCGCTGCGATAATCGTAAGAATTGATGACTTCAACAACTTTGGTCTTGGTTTGAGTTGTACTGGTCAAAGTGCCTGAGCTAAATGAAGGCACCACCGGGATTGCTTGAGCTGGGGCAGCTAAAAGCAACAACAGCAGGATTCTCACTTAACAGTAAGCTCCATCACCAGTTGAGCCACTGCCGCAGTGCCTGCGCCCCCTGCAGTAATCGACATTGCACCGCCAGAATCAAGCGAGCCCGCTAATGTCGCAGCCACTCCTCCAGCTTGAGTCAAAGTACTCCCAAAGGTTGGCAATGCAGGAACAACACCTGCAGTAACTGTTGTTGATAAAACTGTTGGAGTATTATCGCCGCCTAAGAATGACTCTGAATATGAAAAGCTGTCACCAGCATTAGTAATAGTAAACACGCCAGGAGTGTAGCCAAGAGCGGTCCCTGCGCTATAGCTCCCGAACTTAGGAGCAGTACCCAAAGTGACGTTAGAACCAGATACAGATAGTGAAGAGCCGATGCGATTTGCTTGGGATGCTGCGCCATCAACGGTTAGCGAGATCGACGATTGAATTTTGCTTGTAATATCCGCCGAAGCAGGACTTACTGCAAAAAACGTTAGGCACGATACAAAGAGAAAACGTCTCATTTTGGCTTGGACGTAGTAGGTGTTTGTTCTGCGATTGTAGGCGGCTCATCTTTTTTCTTGCCAGCACGTTTAATGTTGACGCCAAAGCTCGTCATTGTTCCCGTAAGCAACGAGGCCGGAAAGGTCGGGTCCATCGCTTTGACGTATCCCAGATAATTAAGGCTGAGCATCACAATCGACCATGTAAGAACAGCCAGCTTTACAAAATCCGCCAACGGCGTTGATTCGGGCTCTTGTTCTTGCTCCTGCTTTGCCTGTTCTTCTGCCATGATGTGCGGTAATTAGGTCGAAAAGTGTGGTAGAGGTTTGGGCGGCTATAGCTGGGGCAAGCGTCGGAGCGTGTGCCCTAGGCATTAAAAGCGCAGGCCGTGAAAGCCAGCAAGGTCGTGACTCGTTAGTGCGCCTCACAAGTTCTGTAGACAATTTAAGCTCTCAGCTTGATCTTTTACGTCGAGAGCAAACCACACTCCATGCTGAGTTGTTTGGAAGGCTTAGCGATGTTGAGCGCAGCGTCGCCAGGCTTGAAGGCATACAAGACAGGAACTAGACTTCCGGCACATACAGGTCTCCGATGCTTCTATTAATCCGACCGATCCTGTTT